TGTCCTGATAGGTCTTGAGCGCGCTCTCAGAAAGGGTGCACGCCGCGGCCAGTGCAGCATTCCGCCGCTCGTCCACATGGACTGCACCAATGACGCAGCCCGCCGAAAGCACCATGCTCAGCGCAGTAGGCACATACACCGGGCCTGCCGTCTTGACAATGGTCTTCACGTCCAGCTTTTCCACTCCCAGCTCCTGCTTTTTCTCCTCCAGCAGGATCATGGCCTTGGGGGTGGCCGTCACAGCGAAATAGACCGCCGTGATGCTTCCCGTGATCGCCAGACCACCCAGGATCTTGGACGCGTTCTTGCCTGCGCTCCTGCGCACTGCCTTTGCAAATGTTTTCAGGTTCATGTTCGTACCTCCAAAAATTTATAAAAAAGAAAGAGCCTACGATTTCTCGTAAGCTCTCGCCTTTCAGATATGCCCGTGCTGCTTCAAATTCTCGAAGCGAATTTCTGTTTCACGCTGATCATCGCGCTCCAGTTGGATCTGGTAACGGATATACTCGTACAGTCTGGTCGGCTGCTTCTTCAGATAGTGATACAGCCCTGTAAAGCCGTATCCTACTGAACGTGCAACTGCCTTCAGCCCGCGTACCATTGCCTTGTCCATCTTTGCATAATAGTCGTGATCGTACATAAATGTCAATCTCCTTCGTTTGTCAGTTTGGATATCTCTTCCATAAGGGGGACTGTATTTTTCGCGTTTACAGGCTCTTTTCTGTAAGCTGGCGCTGAACTTCCTCCCGAACCATGTCCTGCATTTCCTCTTCGCTGCGCTGCTCCTCGATCAGGTCGTGCCCAAAGCTCAGGATCGCGCTTGCCGCCATCATTGCCACGGATGCAACTTTCCACCAATTGATCTTCTTCATAAAATATCAGTCTCCTTTTCAAAATTCAAAATGGTTCCCGCCTGGTCGGGTCGTAATCCAGATACTCTTTGATCGGCTCCTGGAACGCTGTCACATAGTACACTTCCAGTCCATCATCCGTTGTCTGCCGGGCATAGTTGAAGTCGATCCAGTAATATTCCCACTCGTTGCTCAGATACTCCGCGCACCAGCCCAGCATATCTCCTTCCGGTATAAAGTCCAGTCCGGGCAGGAAGGAGTAGAAGTCATTCAGCGAGACTTCTCCATTCAACGCAAAGTTCCGGTTCACGTTGTAGAAGGCATCCATCAGCTCCGTTTCCGTTGCATGGAAATATCTTTTTGAGATAGGCTCGTAGCAGAGCAGCTTTTCTTCGTCTGTGCCTGCCGGGGTGGGGGTTGTCAGAACATCCTGCGTGTCTTTGTAAATATCTTTTTCTTCTTCCACGCCGATCTGCTCTGCCACCTGCCTGCGATACTCCTGATACGTCTTTCCCAGTGCCATATATGCCGCGGTCAGGCTCGCGATCTGTTTTTTGTTCAGCGCGTTGGAGCCCAGGATGCAGGCAATGGTACCGCCGCCCAGAATCACCGCAGGAACGTATGCTTTCCAGCACATCAGAACAATTTGTTTCTTTGTCGGAGGCTCTTCTGTCACTCCAAACTCGTTTTCGTTGAACTTTGTCAGCTCCTTGTCAACTTCAAGTATGTGCTGTGCCTTCGTGGTTGCCCGCCCGGTTTCGATGGCCGTTGCTACCACACCAACAGATGCCGCCACTGCCAGAATGGTTCCGCCGTGCTTGCGCAAGAATTTCGCGCATGTTTTCGTCAGTTTCATTGCTCAACCTCCCATCACAAAATGATTTAGCCATAGAGAAGCTCGTAAAGTCGATTGGATGCGCTCAGATAGTTTTCGTAAATATCTGCGTCCGCACACATGCTCATGTAGTCCTCCGCGTTTTCCACCTTGGAATAGATCTGCTCAAGGTTTTCTTTGAGCGCCTGAAGTTCGCTCTTCGTTGCCGGGTCCGTGCAGCGCTGAATGATGCCATCCACTGTTTTCATGATGTTTAACCTCCATTTTGAAAAAAGTAAGAGCCGCAGATTTCTCCACGGCTCTAGCTTTAATGATTAGCTCGTATTAACGTTCCATAAAGTCCGTATCTATTAAATCATATTCCACATCATGGTCGTTGGAATTGCCGATAAATATCGAAAACGCCTTATCAAGGTCGGTAAAGTCGCACACTGCAATTTCATTATTTTTGAATGCAGGTGAGCCAACCAGTGCCTCGCACATGCGATCACGAAATTTAGCCATTTCCTCAGGATTTTTGCATTTGATGTTCAAAACGATCATAGTTTCGTACCTCCAAAATATAATTCTGAGACTAACCATCTCATAAAGCACCATGAAAATTTCGCGTCAGATCACATCAGCCTTCTTGAGAATATCCATCAGCTGTGACTTGGTCATCTCTGCATCCACCACCAGATGAATCTTCAACTTCTGCTCTTTTTCGCTCCAGTTCGCCTGAACCTCGCCCAGCTGTACCTCTGTACCGGGTAACTGCTTTTTCAGCATCTTATTGATGACCTGCGAGATGATGCGGCGCAGAAAACTCGACCGGATCAGCATAATGTCCTCCATAATCGTTCAACCTCCAAAAATAAAAATGAAAAAAGAGAGTGGAGATCGAATCCACACCTCCACAATAAAGTGGCGCTCTACCATTTGAGCTATCTCTTCCATAAGGGAACATGAATTTTTCGCGGTTTGATGAAAAGATAAGAGGGCGTGATCTTTCAGATTTCGTCCTCTTCCAGATTGCTCTCTTCGTCTTTTGCATCAACCCAATTGTTCAGCTTGCTCATCTTGTAATACGCCCATCCGCAACATGCTAAGCCAATGCTTGCACATGCGGCGCAGTATTTGAAATAAGCCCCATAAGTAATAGGTTTGTTCATAAAGTTCTTAATAGCTTTCATCATAGTAATTTCTCCTTTCAATGTAAGCCCTCTTACCTCCATAATAGAAGCTGAATTTTTCGCGCCGAAAAGAAAGAGCCCATGCTTTCGCATAAACTCTTCTCCGGGATGGCCCAACTTAAGTTGTGTATCTCCGGTCTATCAGATATCCGTCTAAAATATCAGTCTTTCGGCCGGAACGCCGAGCACAACAGCCACACCACAATGGTCACAATCGCCATTGCGATCGCTGTCATGATCATTTGCCCAACCGTAATCGAATAATTCCAGATCTTCTTAAAAATAGATTCGTTCATATTACATTCTCCTTTTCTTGGGCCTTTATCCCATAAAGCACGGAGAATTTTTCGCGTTTTGGCAAAAGAAAAGAGCCTACGATTTCTCGTAAGCTCTTTGCCTTATCAAACGATATCTCTATCTCTCTGTTTTACTTTTACGCTTCCAATTGCGCCTACCAGTTTCAACAGCTCAAAATCACGTACCATACCTGCAAAGTCTACCATGTCAACTTCGGCTTCCCAGTTTGATCTCACTCCGTCAGGTCCTCCACAGGAACCAAGCCAATGCATCTTTCGGTCAATTTCCTCCCGATTCATTTTGCTGTTCCGATGGATTACCTCCTTCAGAATGCTTCCACTGTTGCTTCCGCCAACAATAGCCTTTACAACGATCGTCATTTTGTGTCTCAGCATAATAGTTTCTCCTTTCATGTAAACACAGAAATTCTCGTTTCCATAAAGGAGCCTGTTTTTTTCGCGTTACCGTGAAAGAAAAGAGCCTACGATTTCTCGTAAGCTCTTTCGCAAAATATCAAGCCGTTCTCTTTATTTCGACGCTATTCTCATATAGCTCGTGGGGTGCGACATCCTGACCTTCCGGCCATTCGATACCGCTTCCGTCGGGCAATAGTGCCACCCTGTTGAAATATCCATCGTTTTGTAACATGCCATACCAAGAACCGGTAGCATAGGGAGCAACATCGAACAGTCTTACTTCTCCGGTTTCATAGTACAGTCGTAATTTCATCTGAGCAATCGGCTCAACTTTTGTCAGTCTCGGTTGCAGCATCTAAAATCACGCTCCTTACTTCAGGGGATCAATGCGGAAAAACTGTTCACCGTTGCTCAACAGCTTCCAGTTCGCCGCTAGATCGTCTTTATGGATCTCCATCCATGCATCCAAGAGTTTCATCTGACTGCGTGGGATCTTTCCTTCGAGAACAGTTCCGTCCAATGCAACAACAACTTCTTGCCCAGAATACTCAGCATGGATGTGCGGCATATTATGTTTACCACCCATTTCTCGATACATCCGGACAATGATTCCGTAGAACATACATAATACAGGCATCCTAAAACACCTCCCTATCTTATTATACCAAATGGGGTTATAAAAATAAAGAGTCTACGATTCTTTACACGTGCTCAGATCAAACTCCGGTCAAACACGGTCTCCCAGCGTTCTTTCTTGAGGGGTTTCATGCGCAGTGCCCACATGATCTGCCGTACGGTCACAGTCGGATACTCGCCCTTTGCATTTTTCTTCTTGGCATGGCTGTCAAAATACTGCCGGAACCCTTCATGCAGATAGATCTTGTCGGTCAGCCAGGGGTCAATGGCGCTCCAGTAAGTAGCCTTGGTTTTCTCGTTGTAACGCTGCTGGATCACGCACAGGCCTTTCCCCTGTTCCCGGTAAAGCGTACAGACACGGTACACTGGGTGATTGCATCGGTAAACGCTCCCGTAATAGCTCGTCCACTCTTTTGGCGGTATGTCGTGATATCTCATAAAAAATAAAGAGAGCCCGCAGCTTTCGCCACGAACCCTCTCGGTTCCTCCTTTACTTTCTGTCCGTAAAGCCTCTCTTGATCTCATGGAGACCATCGTTCATTGCTCTGGAAAGCGGCGCTACACCGCCAGCCTCGCAGATCGACCAGTATACCGTCGTACCAATCGTTCCGAGAAACGTCAGGCAGCTGATGCCAAACTTCGCCCACTCAATGCGCCGTGCCTTCGCAGCCTTCTCCTGATCGTTGATGACCTCCTGGCCCTTCCGCCGTTCCTCATCCTCTTTCAGGTTCTGGTTGCTCTCCTGCTCGTCGCTCTTGAGCTGCATGTCGTACAGCTGCAATGCCATCTTCGCCGTGTTCGTGTACTCGTCCGTACCCGGTTTCAAGTCCTTGAGACTCTCCAGCGATTGCTTTGCCGCTTCCTTCAGCAATTCTTTGTTTTCGTAGTTTTCCATTTTGATTTTCTCCTTTACAAAGTAATTAGAGTTTCCTCCATTAAGCACCATGTTTTTCTCGCGTCAGGTCCAGTTTGTGCACCCGCAGCATAATGTACTTGTCGCCTTCAAAATTCTTCACCTCCTCATCCAGGCTCAGGCTCAGATAGGGCCAGTCGGGGGAATCTTCCTCGCCGATCAGCAGCTCCCCAACTTCGTAAATATCACGGTAATGGAACCAGCGGTAGAGCGCCATCCCGAAGAGCAGCCCCAGAACGATAGCAACGAATAACACAGCATAGTAGATGTACAGCATTTTGAAAATCTCCTTTTAATAATGTAGTGGATAAAACGGTCTTCTGCGTGATGAAAAAAAAAAAAAAATAAAAGAGCCTACGATTTCTCGTAAGCTCTCTACGCCTTAGATGTCGTTGCGAATCAGAAACAGGTCATTTCTGCTTCGAGTTGCTCTCACAATTCCTCCTGCTCGGATCAATGTAATTGCATTTACATAAGCCGCGCGTGCATTTTTTGCATCCTTGTATTCGTCTGTATTCACAAACA